CAATAGTTCCTACTTGTACCCCACCTGCATTTTTAACAGTAAAAGTGTGTGATCCTTTATTGTTAAAAAGTATTGTATTACCTGTTCCGCTTTTTTGTGCGTCAGGTAAAATAATACTAAACCCTGAACTTGCCTGTGTAACATCAATAATTCTAGTAGCTAGATTTACATTAGTTGACGTTTCTTCAGGCCAACTCAATGTTATGTCGGCAGTTAAATTTAAAGAACTATAACTAATTTCACTTGGATAAATGTTAGCACCGCCAAAAACATCTTGATAAATAGGCATTATGCTTCACTCCTTTGCGCTGAACGATCAAGTATTCTTCCTAAATCTTGACCGCTAAATGCTTGAGCACATCGATCATAAAGACCTTGCCACAACTGTACTCTTTCATCATTTTTCAAAAATGGCGTTGCCTCAAGTAAAGAAGCATACAACACTAACTCTGGTGCATATTCTGTGAGCCAATTGCTTTGCAGTGTTGGACCTAACAATGCTGGCTGTTCATAATATAATACCTCTAATGTACTAGCTGCATTTGGTGTCGGAGCAATCAACCAATTAGCATAATCATAATCAGCATAGAATTGAGGTGACGCTGTTTGAGCTTCATCGGGCCAATAATTACGGAGATACTCATACGATCTTGTTTGTATAGGAGTTCCATTGACCGTCATTGAAATCGTATCACGCCATCGATCTGGTTTTAAGTAAGTAGAAACTCCAATAGAAAGAGGTGTTGTTATGGCTCTAATAAAACCTTCAATCTTTAATTCACGAGCTATACGTCTTTCTGCCAACGTAATTAAACGTGGCAGTTGGTCAAAAACTATTTGATCACTAGCTTGGGTGAACCCACGCTCTAAATACCTGCGTATGTCCACCAACAAGCTATCGTATGTCATTGTATAGCTCATGGTTTAAACCTTACTCAGATTTCTCTTCTTCATATGTTCTTGGATCTACCCAATCTGGGTTGAGGGTCCAAGTAGACCCATCAAAAAACCATTTGTTTCCGTACCACTCTTCTTCAGGGCCAGTAATGTTTTCATACAAGGTGCAATCACTTGTTGAATGACAACCTACAATAAAATCTAGTTTTTCTTCTGGGCCAACATCAATTCTATCCGATAACATGACAACTCGTTTGTCATCTTCAAAAAGAAATTTACTCAAGTTCGTTACATTTTCTACAATCGTTTTCATTATGATGCTCCATTTAATAGTAGTTGGGTTGTTGAAATTGCTTTGCCTATCTCTGTATTACCAGTAGCTGTTCTTGTTATATTACCGTTACCTTGAACATAGTAAGTCGCATCGATTGTAAGTGGATTTGCAGTTCCTGCTGTTATATACACTTGACCAAACCCTGCACCTGCTGTGTTATCGTTATATGATACTAGTGTCCTATTAGCATTCGAATCATAAGCAATTGCTATGGAGGCTCCATTTACTGCGTTACTTGTTACCACAAATGGTGTGTCAAAAGTAATAGATGTACCTGATACTGTTCCCGTAACTATTCTTAAATAATAATCGGTGGCTGATCCAGATTGATTATAATAAGTTATAATTACTTTGTTTAAAGTAGAGTCAAATGTAGATTGTAACGATCCCCCATTAATTTCAACATCCGTAAATGCAACAGGCGTTCCCCCACTTAGTGATGAACCACTTACAGTACAAACCACTACGGTTCCATATGTTGTTGCATTATCTTTGTATGGAATTATTACTTTATTATTTTGACTGTCGAAACAAGTTGTTCCCCCCTCTGACATAACAACGCCTATAGCACCGATTGGATCTACTCTACTACCCCATGTGATAGACGTTCCAGAAACTTGTCCAACTACGCAAGCTAATCCTGTACCTGAGCGTTGATACGTTACTACAGTTCTATCAGCGTTTGAATCATAAGTTGTGTTAACATAACTAATTGCTCCGCTTATTTGTTGCCATTCTGTCATCGATCCGAAAGTAATTGCACCGTTTGATATTGTTCCAACAGCCGATTCTCCATAATTTGATCTAGTCCAACAAATAACTACTTTTTGACTTGTAGAATCATAAGAAATGTCTTGCGCACCTATTTGAGTCTGTCTGTATGTTACGCCACTAAGGAATGTAATGCTCGTTCCAGAAACAGTGCCTACAAACGCTACTCCATAGTAATTTCCATTAGTTGGGTCTGTTGATATTTGTACTATTTTGTCGGCTGATGCATCGTAGGCGATACTATTGTAACTTGAAGAAGCAATTTGAGCGATACCTAGGCTTCCAAAGGACACAGAATTATTTGATGAGTTTATTGCTCCAACTTTAGCAACTGCATATCCCGTAGAAGTGCTTTGAAATCCAAATACAACTTGATTGCTACCGCTATCGTATGCCGCTTTTGCGTCACTAGAAGCACCAGCTGCCATGTTAACTGCCGTTCCTACTGCACCTGCACTCGGTTCAGTTGTTGTTGCAACACCGCCTTGTGGATTGACTTTTCCTGTCGCACCATTGGCTATGGCTTCAGATGTTATGCCTATGAAGTCTGATACGTTGCTAGACTCAGGTTGAAATACAACTGCCTCGCCTACATAGCCTCCCGGCTGATCTTGATAAACTGTTACTACTCTTTGATTAACGCTATCAAAACAATTAGAAACATAACTAGTAGTTGCACTAAGAAAAGTTTCAGGAGATCCAAATGTTAAAGTAGTTCCAGCCACACTTCCTGCGACCACATATCCATATTGTGAAGCACCTACATAAGATATAACCATTTTTTCGGCAGAACTATCCCATGATATATCTAATTGATAACAGGTATTGGTTCCGGCAAAAAAGTTTTCAGTCCCAAACGTCAACGTGCTACCATCAGAAGTTGCTACAAACGCTGACCCATAATCATTGTTTTGAGGGTTTATAGTAGCATACAATATTTTTTGGTTCACACTGTCATACGCCAAACTATTGAACATCCCTTGCACGGAAGTCGAACCATTTAGAGTAATTAAGTTTGGAGTGCCAGCAGTTACTGTTGTTCCACTTACTGATACATACTGATAACGAGTATTTGTTTGAGAGTTGTTTCGATAGACAAAAAGATATTTATTGTAGGTGCTATCCCATATGACAGCTGGATAACTAATATTTTTATTGTCTAAAGTTGTTTCACTTCCGAAACTTATATTATTTCCAGACACTGTGCCTACCACGCCTCCGGGCTGTGCAGAATTTTGATTGTCTTTAAAAACCACAAGAAACGAACCAAGAGTTGGACTGAAAGCCACTTTTGTTTCTTCAGTGCTTCCTTGGTTGTAAGTGCTAATACTTCCCGAAAAACTAATTGAAGTACCACTAACCGTACCCACTCTCGCTTTACCATAAGAGGATTGATTTACATCTTGAAAAAACACCACTGCTTTTTTGTTAACAGTATCGTATCCAACAGTGTGAGCAATTGTGTAGGTGGTGTTATAAACAATACCTGTTCCAAAAGTTATACTATTATTAGAAGGATTTACATCCCCAACAATACATTCACCATATGAACTATTGTTGTTGTCCATATAATTAATTATTACTTTTCCTTCATCTGGATCGTAAACAGAGTCTTGATAATAAGATTGATTTGATCCACCCCAACCTACCAAGCTACCTATTGCTTGACTAGATACCGCTACAGCCGCAACTTTACCGTCACTTTTTAAAATTACGGTTTGTCCATTAGGTAAAGTTCCAGAAGCTACAGCATCAAATTCTTTGGCACCGCCACCTGACGGTAATAATTCGGATAAATTTGTCACGAGTTAAACTCCAAATTAATGCTTGTTGAAGACAACGCCTTGCCTATTCTTGTACCTGTTGAGGTTGTATTAATAGTTCCGTCACTTTGTACATAATAGACCGTGTTAGGTGTTAACGTAGGCAAACTGGCATTTGTAGCTATTCCACCTTTAATTGTTACAGACCCCGTGGCAGTGTCAGCTATGGCTGCATCGGTTATGCCTATGAAATTTGATGTGTTAGTAGTTGTAAAATTATAAAGATGAGCTTGATTTTTGTCAGTTGTAGCAATGCTATAAAACACAATAACAAACTTTTGAGCAGTTGTATCATAGGCAATGGCGTATTCTCCATTGGCTCCAGCTGTCCCAAAATCAGTGCTTTGTGAAGTGTTCATCAAATCATTGTTTGAATCTATATACAATGTCCAATAATTAGGTTTTTGAGTACCACTTGCGTTATATTGATAAGCATAAATAAATTCATTATTTCCGTTTGATTTGATACGTCCTTCGACATTGCCTGCAGCAAGAGCACCAAGAGTATAAGGCCCATTGTTACCTTGCGCTAATGTCGTAGCACTAGACGAATACACCCCGAAAATCATTGGTTGATTAGATTGTATTCCTATAAGACCACATTTACCTGTTTTACTGTCAAAGTCTATTGTTATGAAATCATAATATCCTGAACTACTGAGTGATCTAGTCGTACCTTTTGTAATTGTACCGTTGGAGCTAACGTCAGCTTGAACAGCTTTCACTGTTGTTGAATAACCATTATTATAACCAAGAATAGCCACTCCATAAACAGAATCATATGTAATACCAACCCCATAAGTAGTATAACCGGGACCATTTGTGCTATCTAAACTTAATGTCGAGTTCGCTGTAATCGTATTGTTATTAGGATTAACTGTGCTAGAAGAACCAATTATTTGACCGTTGCTGACGGTGTTGTCCCAAACAACAAGAAAGCATTTTTGCACATCAGGCATATATACAGCAGCTCTAGCCTTTACTAAGCCTGACGATGTTCCAATCGTTTGGTAAGAACCCCATGAAGAAGTGTTTGATGCTCCACCTGTTACTGTTCCAACCACACCAACGTAATTATTAGAGTTACGGGTGGCAAAAAGCACTATTCTGTCTGCATTTTCATCATAAATTCCACAACAATCAACAGATTGAATATCAGTGCTAATTACTTGTGGAGTTCCAAAACTTATACTTGACCCAGTAATTTGTCCAATAACTGCTTCAGGATAAGTAGTAATCTGGTTCATATACATAACAGCAACACGATCAACGCTACTTACATATACTGCACTCTGAGTAGCAGGTTGATCGGCATCCACATTAAAACCACTTGACATTGCTGCACTTGATGTACCTATCGCCTCTACTTTTCCATCGGTTTTGAGAGCTACCGTCTGACCACTTGTTAAAGTTCCAGAGGCAACGAAATCGACATTCTTGCCACCCGACCCTGCGGGTAAAAGCTCAGATAAGGTGCTCATGTCAAATCCCTTATGTTAAGAGTAGTGGCACTAATTGCTTGCCCTGCAAACGTACTCGTAACAGTTGTTCCTAAAGTGCCATTGTCTTGAACGTAATATTTACTGCCAATAACTAATGAGGTCTGTTGAGAGTTTATCCCACCTAACATATCTATATTGCCTGTCGCAGTGTCTGATATAGCTTGACCAGCTAACCCAATAAAGCCTGACACGTTAGTGCTTTCTAACTTATAATCCCTAGCAGAAAACACAGTTGCAGTGTCATAACTCAAAATTACATCTGAAGCTCCGAGCAATGCTAAATAAGTTGTAGAATTACTATCGCCATTGTGAAATTCTACAGCAGTAGCAAAAGTGATAACCCCTGCATTTACTGTCCCAATTCTCAATTCTCTTTGAGTGTATGGTGTTTGATCTGGACTAAAAGCAACTAAAAATTGCGTGGCATTAAGTTTAATCGAATCTGGAACATAGTTCTTGCACTGAATATTAAAGTCTGTTGTATTTCCAACAGTTATCGTTGTGCCAGACACAGCTAAAACTATTGATCTTCCATAATTTAAAAATCCTTTGTCGAGATATGACACTATAACTTGCGTATCACTCATAGCAACGATGCTCTGACTAACTACACTTGCAGTGTCGAAAGTTACTTGACTTCCAAATGATAATGCTGTTGCCGATCTAGTTGCAATTAAAGCCCTACCTCTTTCACTTTGTGGCGTTTCTGAAAAAGCAATAACAATTTGACCGTTGGGTAACTTATCAACAACACTGTATTTTGACGAATTTGCTGTGTTATAAGTGTAAGTAGTTCCAGGTGTGATAGTCGTTCCACTAACGGTACACACAACGGCTTTAGCATAAGAACTAGCAGAAAGATCTTCAAAAACGATGATAAACCTAGTATCGGTTAAACCTACACCTGCTTTTACATTGTTTAAACTTGTTTGCCCTGTTTCAAATGTTAAAACAGAACCGAAACTTGCCGATCCACCACTTACTTCGCCTACTACAGCTTTTCCTTTATTACCATCTCCCCCATCCTTATATAGAACTACAAATTTATCAGTAGTTAATGGAAAAGCCTGTAGGTGCTCTACTGTCGATCCAATACTTCCGATAAGAGCTTTGCTTCCAAAAGTTATTGATCCATTGCTTACTGTGCCTATAACATATGTGGCTTGATTGCTATTGCTAGAATCTCTTCCTGTCATCACAAAAGTAGTGTCAGTAAGTTTGCAAACGGACGGTCCTTGGTTTCCCCCAAAACTCAAAGAAGCCTCTGTGCCTAAAGAAGCTGGTGTTATACCTGCTTCTTCTACCTTACCGTCAGTTGTTATAGCTACTGGCTTACCATTAGCTATCGTACCCGAAGCTACAAAGCTCCCTACATTCTGACCACCGCCAGAGGGTAATAGCTCTGACAGATTGCTCATTAGACACTCCAACCAATCGTTGCATCCATATACGTCATAGTAATTTGTGCAAAGTTTTTGTCAAAAGTTAATGGTGTAGCCGAACTTGCAATATTGGAACCGCCACCGTTTACTGTGAAATTAGTTGTTGCTGCGGCCCCAGTTCCGTCTTTTATTACAACAAAGTCACCTGCACTTGGACCACTTGGAAGCGTTATGGTAATCGAACCTGCACTTGCTACAAGAAACTGAGCAGACGTTGCTGTAGTGTTAACACCAACAATCGTAGGTGCTGGAAAACCTGAAGGATCT